TGCCCAGCGTAATAATGTTGGTCAAATATTGGACCATTTACTAATTCTTCAAGCTTGGGGTTATCCCGCTCAACCTCGATGGGCCTGCCACAAGCCCTCGCCTCGAGCACGCACCGCTCCCCACCACCATTAAGGTCAGCTGGTATATAAACAGTTTCCGAACAATTATAAATATTCCTCAGCTTTACGGGGTAAAGCATGTCGGATATCCCAACCCCTGCTAAAAGTAGGTCTGAAATAATATCAAATGACTCCTGCCAATTATCCCGCTGTATCTCACCCACAGCAAGTTTTGTCCCAGACTTGGCAGCCATCTTTTCATGCCTCTTCCAATAGGAAAAAGACCCGACAGAAAGCCAGTCCCAAATAATAGGAGCCTCCTCCCATACATTGTAAATATCAGTGTTAACTCCGAAAGCATGAACAAGTTTCCCGTTCACAGGTTTTAGGTAGTTTTCCTTTATCCACTCCGTCTCATAAAAGATAACATCATAAATATTCTCCGTAGGAATTGGGGCGACATTTCCAGCCATACAGAGCCCCAGAGGAATCTTTACTTTTTTCTTTATAGAATTTAACGCCTCATCTACGGGAGAACCATATGCACCCCAGCCTAAGATGAAATCATACTTTTTGAAATCAAATACCAATTTGTAATCTTCTTCATACAGATTGTACCTATCTATATCGAAATCTTTTTCAAGAAGCCTTAATCCTGACCATAAACCATCTCTCCACAGATGGTCAAACTTGTGGTCATAGATGAAAAGTATTTTCTTTGCATTTTTTTTTGCTTTCATTTACTTTGCCTTCTTTGCCCTTGCCTCTCTTGCCTTCTCAAGCGCCGCTAATCGCTTAGCACGAATATCATTCTCCTTTGCTTCAGTTGCCGTAACAGCCTTTCCTTCTGTCTTTACTTCCGTAACAGTCTTTTCTTCTTTTGGTTTTGGTAAATGTTTTGAAACGTGGTCAGTAAATCCTTTGAGCCCCTCAATCTTTTTAAAACAAACAGGACAGTCAAACATTTGACCAGGAAGCTCTAATTCGTTACCATCTTTGTCAACCAAAATAGCCATTCCACCCCTAACAAGTGCTTCATATGAAGCAGGAAAATCTATTATCTCTCCGACTGCCAAGCCTGGTTTTTCTAATGGCTGCCAGCTTTCATTAATCTTTTTAAGAAATGCCATCTTTTTTTCTCACCTCCTTCTTTGTCATATCAATTCCACTAATCGTCAAAATCTTTTTCCACATAGCCCCTGCGTGCTCCCTTTTCATCAGGTTCCTATCTACCGCCAAAGTTAGAGCCTGTACAAGGTTTAGCAACTCTTGCATCGAATTAACAATCTTTCTGTCTTCCATATTAACTTCTGAATTTTTTCTTTTCTTCCCAGTCTTTCGGCCTATCCATCGGACCAGACCCAGAACCGCGATATCTTGTTTTAAATCTAGATTGAGCCGAACATATACGACCACAATATTGAGGCTTCTTGTCTCTTCGGTCTCTCAATATAACCTCTTTGCCACAATTGGCACATTTCCCCATTGTTCTGCCCATTGAATCTCTCTGCATAATTCTACACCCCCTTTAAATCAAACTTTTCTATTACATAAGTTTGCTTTTTCGGGTCACCATAATAACCAACTCTTACGTTCCAAAATCCAAACTCGCAATGAATACATTCCATCTTTTCTAACGACCAAGCATGTTTTTTGTCTTCTAAAACCTGAGTTATTTCCCAAGGTCCACATTCCTTAGACAATGGGCCAAACTTATCCTTATCGATGGAGCTCGTTTCAAAAGCCATTCTATTAATTTCAACTTTTTTCTTTACCATAATTCTACACCTCCCCCTTTTTCGTTAAGCCAGGATTCTGTATCCTGACTCTAAATTCTCTGTCCCAGTTCTCAGCAACCTTGTCCCAAGTGAAATACTCCCTAGCCCATTTCATCATTTCAGGCCTAATTTCTTCCTGAAGCTTATGGTCTTTCAACATTTTGACCAGCTGCTTCATAAATTCAGCCTGCCCCTCTTTAGTCGCAATATCTGCATCTATCTTAACACCATTCCTTACTGTTTCCTTAAGGGCCGCCCGATTAATCACGACAGGAATGGTTCCAAGAGCCTGGCACTTCATCGCAGTTATACAACTTATCTCATCAAAATCTGTCGGATAGGCCCAGATTGCAGACTCTGCCATCGCCCGATGAAGCTCTTTGTGGCCAACCCTCCCATGATAGGTTATTCCCTCCTGCTTCAACATATCCAACATCATATTCTTCCACTTTTGTTTTCCTGGATTATCAGGATAAATTCTATCAAATACTTCAAATCCATAATAAACATGCAAATTAGCTTGTGGAACTTTCTTTATAATCTCTGGCCACATCTTAAGCAAATAAACCAACCCGCGGTCGGGAGAAGAAGAATAAATCATTCGATACGGGTCTCTCTTTGCTTTTTTCGAGGCTCTCAATTCAGTAATCCCGTTTGCTGTCAAAAAAGTCTTCTGTTCTGGCATCTTTTCAAATTTGCCATCTTTAAATATCCTCAACAAGCCCTTGTGATATTCGGAAAGCGTAGCAATCTTATTAACCTGACTCACCCTTTCATCCGTAAAATCGGGATTATTTGGAATATCATGTAACCAAACCATCGTAAACTTGGATTTTGGTTTAAAGTCAGCAAACCCAATTGCCCTCCAAAGAATCAGCACATTAAAAACATCTTTCGGGTTGAGGTCATACCACTGCAAATATTCAACTCCATCATAATCTCCATAGTTTGGACCTGGATTGGCATAAACAGTCACCTTCCAGCCGAACTTCTTTAGCTCTTTGCTCAAATAAACGACCGCCTCTTCAGACCCGCCGAGGCCTGTTTTTGTTGACTTGGGGGTCCACTCCTCAAACCCTGGACCACAAAGAATTGCAATCTCATTACTTTCCCAGGTCTTGGGGGGGAGGAAAAGATGCCTCATTTCTGTAGCAAACTTTTCTTGTTTTAAACTATCGGGAATAGCTCGAACTAAATGCTCCAACTTTTCCTTGTCCCTAGCATCCTCAAGGGCCTTTCCCAGGAAAACGATACTTTGAGAAACCTTATTGGCTTCAATCAATTCTTCAACTTTTGCAAACCTCTCTCTATAACTGGGAATAGTAGGATAAATTTCAATTAACTTTTCAGAACACTCCTTTGCCAAATCCAGGTTGTTTGTATTCATTCCAATCAAGTACCCAACCTCACATGTCCTGGTTCTAAAATCCCGAGGAGTCGTAATAATGGTTGTTTTGGGAGCTTCCATATTGGTGGCAGTAGTAAGCCAAACTTGAGCTTTTTTAAAATCACCCACCATCGTATAAACCATAGCAAGGTCAACATAATAATTAGGAAATTCTGGAGCTTCATCTATGGCATTTTGAATAGCTCCCAAAGCCGTTGTATACTCCCCAGAAAGAATTGCCATTTCTCCAATATAACTCCACGCCGTCGACCTTTCCTGTGGCCAGCCCGACCCTTCTTTGTATCCAGGTGTTCCTGGCTTCCCGTACCCATCTAGATACTCCTGAAACAAAGCCATCGCTGACTCAAAATTAAGCTTTCTAACGGAAAAATCATCTGTCATTTTTCCCTTGTCCACATAAGCCTTCGCAAGGTGAATAATCGTTCTCGGGTCCTTTCTTTTTTCTTTCCTAATTTGCTTTTCTAAAATACGAATATTTCTTTCAATATTCATATCCATTCTCTTTCCATCACTAGAAATATGAACAACAGTACATTTGTCATTATTCACCTTCATTACATTCTCTCGTTTTTGCTCAACAAGAATTTCGTGCAACATCCCAACCCATTCAAATGTCCCATCATTGCGGATAATCCTTTCGCGAATATGGTCAATAACCACATTCCTAACGTTACCTTTTTCATCAAGGTCAACCATATACCAATAATGGAAAAAGACAGCTGCGTGATGGTAGGTGGCTGCTATATCTGAAATTTCATGAAGGTGTTCGGCTCCCTGAAGTATGTCGTCGGCATCTTGCCAATAAATGAAGTTTTTCTTACCACGAGGAACCTCGGAAAGAGCATAATTCCTTGCCACAGAAAAATCATCAACCCATTTGAAATAAGAAATGTGGGCATTATATTCCTTTTTTAACATATTTCCCAAAGGAGTATCTTTTTTGAAGTTGTCGTCGGGGAAAGTAAGAGTTATATAAACATCATCAACGTATTCAAAAACGGAGTCAATGGAGCGCTTAACCATCTCAAGTGGTTCATCCCACTTAAGAATCATATTCAAATAGAGATTCGATAACCTCTTTCTCTGCTTTTCACTTTTCGTTGCCATGTAAATTTGTCTGGTGTACTCACGAAAAGAATCTGTTTATACACTCAGGATAATTTTTTGTGTGCCCCGCCTTTTCCAAGTCTGCCAGGCAATCTGCCTGCCTTTTGAAGCTTGGCCGAAGAAGCACCAGTTACTTTGTTTTTAATTAGAACTTTCTCGGAATACTTAGGTTTGCTCGCAACTGGGTGAGTAAGAGGGGCAAGGTTTTGGTCTCCCTGCTTGACTTTCTCCTCCGTAGGAGTAACTTTAACCATTGGTTTTCTGTTCATGTCGTAATCTGAAAATTTTGTTTTCATAGCTTTATAATATCACCTCCTTTTATATAATCAGACCAAGTTCTCATTGTCAAGGGCTTGGACTAGCACTAGACGATGGACTTAGGCTTGCCGATGGTGACACCGACGCCGATGGTGAAACTGAAGCCTCATCCACGGCCGCATTAGAATAAAATATTATTTTATTATCATTTATATATTTTGTAGGAGTTTCGCCAATTTGTATAACGATGTCCTTCCACAAAGAAGAGAGGTCTCCACTCGCTGTCGGAACTCCGCCCTTGTTAGAAATATACTCCCTTAGCCACGCCTTCTCTAATTCCTCCATCCTTGTGCCCGAAGAGGCAGCGCCAACAACGCTGATGTAATATTCCCTTTTTAACTGGTTAAGCGGTTTCTTTGCCGTTGTTCCAGGTACCTTTGCAGAAATCCAATCTCTCTCCAGTTGATTAATGTAACTTGTCATATTTATTCTTTCTCAGCTACCTTGAATCCAGGGTATTTCTGAGCAAATTTTCTGTAAAAATCTTTATCAAAAGATAATTCTTCTGATTTATAAACCCCCCTAATCAAAGACTGCAGCCCCGTGGGAAATATAAGCCGCAGTCGCCTTTCTATATCCGCTCCTTCTTTTGTCTGGCCGAATCTCTTATCGACCGCGACTTCTCTTATATCAGAAAGATTTATCTTTAATGCCTCAACTTCCTCTGGTGCATTTTTAACCCAGAAGGTTACTAATTCATCAATAACCATCCAAGGGTCTTTTTTAGACCTCAGTTTCATTATCCTGTCTGCTAACTCAAATTTTTCAGAAGTCAACAGTCTTCCTTTTTCATCTATTATCAATTTTCCCATATCTTTGTGCCCGCAGTCGCTTTTTGGCAAGCCTTGCGGGCTCAATTCTCTATTGTCGGGAGAAGTAACATGAGAATAATGTTACGTTTGATTTACCATACTCCCCAAGCCATAGGTTGTTCGTCAAATCAAATGGTTTTAGCCATTCTGATTATATCCAGTCCTCTTTAGGTCCGCTGCCTCGTTCAGTGATTCCAGAGTAAACTCTGTAACCCACATTCCCTTGTCAGCATCTCCAGTTTTACCAAGTTGCTCGAACATTGGTTTGTCAAGGTATGCAACTTTGTGCAAATCCTCCCTCAAACCGTAGACCGTAGTCGTACCTGCTGCATTCTGCACATCTCTGTGATGCATTATTCGGTGTGAACCGACTGCAGAATCGTAAACAAGCACATCCTTCACTAGCCTTCTTTCCGAAGCATCGATATACCTGGTTGAATTTCCGCTGAATCCAGCAATTGCTTGCTTAATTTTTACGGTACATAGAACCATGTCGAATATCTTGTCGGCCGAGACTGTAGTGTACGCATCAGCAGTCATGTCGTTAAGCTCCTGCTCTGAGAACGATGTCCCAGAGGCTCTTGCAGTTACAACAGAAGTGATGAATGCATCTATTCCAGTCATTGAACGGGCGACACCCGAAGAACCAGATGCTCTGGTAGAATTCAAGATGGCATACTCCATCTTAAGTTTCAGCCTTCTAAGAGCATCAGCCTTTTGAAATGCATACGGGTCTCCAATAGCAGCAACGTTTACACGTCGCTCTGTTCTTGAGACCTGGACGGGCTCTTGAATAATGTGAGTTACGTTAGTTTCCCTGTTGGGAGCAGTTAAGTCAACAAAACTTGGGTCTGCACCTTCCGCAACAGCAGTAACAGCACTAGGACGAGTAATAGCATATTGCAACCATTCATGAAGTGTACCACGAGCGGTACTTGTTCCAAAAAGGGTTAACAAAGGTGTTTCCAGTTGTGTTATCGCAAGTTTTCTATTTCTTGCTTCTTTATATTCCTATAAAGCCCAGGTCATGTCTTCTCTTTCGAGTCGGGGCGCTAATGGATATTATTGTTTCCTCAATCCTGACCGTCGAACCTTCTAAAAGCCTTTCGCAATCTTCTAGCTTGGCTGCAAGTTGCCCGTTCTGGGTTTTCTTGCAATTCACCCCGTATTTATTTCTAAGAACCTAGGTGGCACTTAGGACACAATACGGAAGCATTTGTTGGTTCAAATCTTAATTTTGGATAAATAGAAAACATTTTAATGTGGTTAACGTGTAAATAAATTTTGTTTCCGCAACACTTGCAGACACTTCTATCTTTTATTCCACATTTTTCACATTTGTTGCCTCTAAGTTTTTTCGCTTTTTGTCTCCATGATTTATAAGCACTAGATTGACGAATCAGATGTCTGTCATTATAAGATTCTCCTCGAATCTCAATTCCTAGTCTCTGATTTTCATGCTTACACTCTTTAGAACAAAATTTACCTTCGCCATTTATAATTGCAGAAGGTTTTCTATAAAATTCCTTACTACAACTTTTACACTTACAATTTGCCTTTTTTCTGTCAATTTTTCTATATTCTTTCCAACAGTCAAAAGAACAAAATTTATAAGCACGACGCTTATCAATTTTTGATACCTCAAATGTTTTTTTGCAATAACCACAAACAAATAATGTTAATGTCATTGTTATAGTATACTACAAAATCGTATTATGTTAAAGTACAAAACCAGTTTCTTAGCCTAACAATTTATTTATCAGGTGAAACATCTGCTAATACATCCAATAAGTCTTCTCTACGAGACTCGTCTTGATAGGTAATTAAACCCCATGCCATATTTTAGCGATTAATATCTTCACCTCCTTTCCTTACCGCAACTAAAAAATACAAAGTGCGGTAAGGTTGCGGTCATGCCGTACTAGGAGGCTTTTTCGCCCTCTTCCACCTTAATGTGGTCAGAATTGGCGATACGCCTTGCCAAAGCTTCAGTGTCCCCAAAACGGGTCGCCTGCTGAAGTTTCGTGAGCTCTTCCGAGCCAGCGACAGCATCCCTTGTTATGGGTTGCTCACCAGCTACAGAAGCAGCTGCCTGTTGCTTAGCATCCTCCCCCGAAGGGTCGTCTGCAGCAACCGTCTGCCCCTCAGGCTTATCTTTCGAAGCAGAAGCCTGCTGGTTTTTCTCACTGTCTGTCACCGTATCACCTCCTTTCACAAAATCCGCGGCTTTTTTAAAGCTAAGCGGTTTACCACCATAATCCTGCGGATTAATAAGCGAATCATAAATTAAAGCCCTTGTCTGATTATGAAATCTCACATCGTGAGTTTCGACATTAGACGGATTTAATTCAGGGTAAGCCTTGAAGGCTTCCTCATTCTGTCTATCAATCTCTCTTTGCTCAGAAGTTTGTATATAGCGTTGAACGGCGCTTTCCGCGTTGGAAGCTTTAGTGTTCAAATCCTCTATTTTCAATTGCAGTTTTTTGTCATCAATAAATCTCTCCCCAGTAGTGGGGTCTATTTCGACAAAATCTGCAACATTAACCTTCTGTTGCGCTTGAATTGGTGGCTGCTGAATAGGAGCAAATTGCTCATTAGAAAGCGCCCTTTGTGTCAACTGTTGACGCAGTAGTTCGTTGGCATCATAAAGTCGTTTGTTACTATCAAGTAGCTTATCAAATTGACTTTTTGTCCTATCACTATCTGTTTTTACTGTTTGTTTTTCCTCTGTTTTAGTTGTCGGTTTTGGCTCGTCTTGAGCTGGCTGTGCCGCTGGGGCTGCCGCTGGTTGACCTTGCGTCGACTTTGGTTCAGGGTTGGGCGTTTGCTTTGTAGCAGTGCCAGTTCCTGTGTTTTCGGCCATGTCCATCACCTCCTTTCATTATGCCCTGTTAAGTTCGGGAGCTCGAGCATCTCTCCCTCGGTAGGTGACCTATACACTTGTTTTGAAAAACTAAAAGTGCTAAATCACGTTCATGTTAGAGTCCTATGACTTTACCCTCGTGGTAAAGTTTTCCCTTTTGGACTTCAAAAAAGCCAAGAAGCCCAAAATTGCATTTTTTGCATTCTGCAGAATTGGGTTTTTGGACAAAGTAATGATTACATTTTTTAAACGCCTTAGGCCTCTCACGCACGATTTCGTTATCTCCCCAAAAAGACCTAGCCCTTGTTTTATAATAGGGATTGAAGCTATTTGTAGAAATAGCTTTTTCATCTGAAGCTGGTAACGGTGGTAATGTTTTTCCATTAGTCATTTTTTATAATTTGCATTTCTTGCACGCACACTAGCCTGTGCCTTAGCTTTTGAAGTGGATTCTCCAACTTTCTTGCCACCCTTTTTAAAGATGCCCCACTTCCCATTTTTTAGCTTTCTAACTACCCAAGGCATATTACATTATCCTCATCTTATTTCTTTGTATCTCACCATTCTTCACTTTGTCAAGATACTCTGCCTGAGAAACTGCTTTTGCAATCTCATCTAAAATCTCTTTTGCATTATTAGAGGCATGAAATGCATTTAGCTCCTGCCACTCCCATTCTTTTTTACTTTTAGTTTGGCGAGGGTCAACCCAACTGTGAAAAGCAGCATCAATCAACCATCTCTTAATTATCTGCCAACCAGGATTATTTTTGTCCATTTCATATAGAGCTTGGCCTTCGGCCAGCTCCTTTTCTTCTTGTTCATTCAGAATGGGTTCAACCACTCCTGTCTTTTCTTTACCCCGTTGGGGGGGTTGTTTGGCTGCCATATTTATCTGTTAATCTCTTATAAACTTCAGGATTCGGCGGTCTCGCAGGGCGTTGTGGTTGTTCGGTCTGTTGTCCCGATACCTTCGCTAATTGATTAGCGCCAACCCCAGGGAACGTTTGCCCAGTCTGTTGAACGGTCTCCTGCATTGCCTGTGCCTGCTGTCCTTGACTTAATTTATCACTTCCGAGAGTACTTAGCAAATCTTGCACCGATTGTTCGCCTCCAGCAGCCCCTCCTGCACCCTCCATTCCAGTCACTTGTTCAAAATATCTTTCTGCATCTGTAAACCCAAGGTCATCAAGCCAAGAAATAAAGAGCTCTTTAAATTTCGGCTTCGTTCCCTCCTGTTGAAGTAGCATCAAGATATTGGGATTGGACACAAGTAGAGATACTGCCGTCTGCCTTGCTTGCTTTCTCTCCTCATCTGCGTTAACGGTCATTGACTGAACATCAATGGAGAAATCAAAGGTTCCCCTGATATCTTCTGGCTCAATAAGAAGTTGACCATTTTCTCCATCTTCAGCGAGGTCAAGTTTGGTCAAAAGGTCAAACTCCCCCTCCTTCTCTGCCATATTAACGGGATATTTAGGAAATTGCATCTTGTCTGGGTCAATACCTTTTTCTTTCAGCTTGTCTGGGGTAACCCCAAGAATACTAGCAAAAGAGTGCATCGCCTGAACCGCCTCATCTGGAAGAACCTTTTCGTGCATTCCTCTTTCCTTAAAGTACTTAAGGGCATCTCTCCCAACAATTCTAACCGCAAAAGATTTTTTCGATTCGTCTGCAAAAATTAGCTTCTGGTTCATTGTGTGCCAAAGCAAATACTGCCTCTTCATCGCATCCGCAAGCATTAGTTGGTTGTAATTGTCTCGCGCATTCCGTTGAAGAGTAAGCGCCTTTACCTCTGTCGCAGTCTTTTCATTTTGCATTGGTTGCAAATTTGAAACACCAAGCGAAGATTCTCCAAGAGCATTCATCATTGCCGCCACCAAGACCGAGTAGGTATTGTTAAAAAATTGAGCAGCATTGGACTTTGATTCAACCAATCTAAAATCAGTAAGTGGGTTATTCATAATCCAGCGTGCTCCCTTACCCCATTCAAGCGTGTGCTGCCTTACCCCTGGGCCGACAGCAATTGGCGAGTAAAGATTCTGATTTATTTCATCAACGTACTGACAAAGAATTGCGTTAGTTGCCTTTTGCAAACCTTTTACTGGCTCAATTTCTGAAACCCCATAAAGGTCGTCATCTATAACGTAGTATCGAAGCATCGTCACGGGGATTTCATAGTTTCCGTACGGATTTTCGATATCCCTAAGAACCACGTTATGCTTTGGAGCAAAAGTTATCCATCGGTCTTTTCGATACTCGGTAACAACCTCGATTGTCTTGAAAACAATATCTTTTCCAGTTGGGTCTTCCTCTAGTTTAGATATTGCCCGATTTCTAGAAGTCCAATTAGACGACCGACTATCTCCTCCTCCACCCCTTTCAGGTTTACTCTTTTTGTCGTCTTTCCCAATTGCATAACGAAGGGCCTCCATGTTCTTATAAATTGGCTTCTTTCGATTTGCATCATTAACTCTCTCAAGCTCATTAAAGGTTACATACTGGCGAACCTGTACCCAGTTGGCGTTTTGAATTGCTGTCGCTGGTAAATCATGAGCAAAGTCACGATTATTTAGAACCTGCATGTCTGGGCCATCAAAAACAACGTTGCCCTTACCATCTTTCTCATATCTCCACTTAGCCAAACCAAAAGATGCACCATACTTTCTCGCATTAATATCCATTAATGCCCACTTGCTAAGCATCGTTCCGCCATAAGTAGCCTGGTCCCACTGAAAGTCTAAGAGAACATTATTAACTTTTGCACCAAGAACATCAGACCCTTCCCTGGGAATAAGATGTGCTCGGGGCTTGCTCGCAATAAGTCGTGAAGTTTTCTCAAAGATAAAAGTAAAAATGCGGGGGTCAAAAAGGAGGGCATCATATGGCCAATTCTTTTCATCAATATAAGAACGAAACAGCTCGTCTGCCTCATCAAAAGAAATCGAACCGACCCTGCCTACTCCCGTAGACCGCTTTTCGGTCTCATCAAACCCAATCTGGTTATGGTGATTTACTTCAAAAAATATTTGTTCTTCTTTTCTTTTTGTGGGTGATTGGTCCTTCATTATATATCCAACGTGTATAAGGAAGATACACTCTTCCTAGTTAAAGTAGAGCACACCAAAAAACAACTGTCAACCTTTCTTTAGCTGCTCATTAAGTTTTGTAGCCTCTTCTCCACGTACAAAAGTAACTATTCCATTTTCTACAGAAACCAGTACGTTACCGTATTTTGTTCCCATTACAATATTGTTTAAGTGTTTTATCACATGGAAAATAATATAAGGATTGAGGTCTGTGGAATCAAGTAAATCCATTAGTACAAAGATATCTGGTCGGAGATTCTTCATCAACACTTTGAATGTTTCCTCGTTGTGAACAACCCCTTTCGACTGCACTTTTGATTTCCTTATCTTTTTTTGTTTCTTTTTTGCTGCCATTACTTAAATCTCCATTTCTCTCTATGCTGCTTTAGCGCTTCTGGGTCATACTCTCCAAAATCCTCATCAGGTGTAAGTTGGGCTACCTGCCAAGCCCCAGCCGTCGCCATCACTAAGTCGTCGTGCCTGTTCGCGCGCGCTTGCGCCCGACCCTTAACAATAACAAAAGATTTTAATTGGCTAATTTGTTCCTCATCATAAATCTTCATTTGCCCCTGCTTAATAGACAAAGCCAAGTCATCTAACATTTTACGTCTCGTGCCTTGCAATTCTCCCCCAGAGATATGCCCTGTGGTTATCCATCCAAAATGCCCCCCCTCGCGCGGGGCCATGGAAGTAAAGTCAACCATCCTAAACATGTTCGAATAATTCAGTTGCTGAAGAACAAAAATAGTAGCCTGACCAGTATTTCGCTCAACTGCCAACTTTGGCCAAAGGTTCGTTCTCATCTGGACAAACTTACCAATATTAAAAAGCTCGTACCCAAACTGGGACGACTCCATCACCTCATTAAATACAATGGGATAATCAAAATGCTTTTTAGAAAAAAGCACGGCGGCACAGTAATCCTGAGATTCCGCAGGGTCAGCAAACATCACCAGTTGCTCATTAACATCGAGCTTGCGGTAAATTCTACACGGATATCGTTGTTCTTTGTTATATTCTGCCATACTATAAAAAATGTCCATCAGGCGCTATTCTGCCAAACTCAAGGGGCTCAGGTGCCTCTTTAAGCATCTCATTTAATTTTTCAACATCAAAATACGGAGCCCCCGAAGTAATAAAGGCTTCTTCCGCAGTTGCTGGGTATTCCTGTTTCCACAACTTATCGTTTGGGAACTCTTTTCTCTTCTCCTGTACCCACGCTTCAGAATAAAACTCTTGCCAACCAAAGAACCTCGGCTTATAAGAACTCTTATTCTCTTCTGACCTTATCCATTCAGAATGATAATAATTCCCCTCACCGTTGGCGGTTGACTCAATGTAAATCATTCCCTTTCCCTGTGGAACCTGCTGTGCGGTAGCAACAATGATTTCTCGAGCAGTCACAATTTCCGTATCCTGGTAGAATGCCGCCTCCGAGAAATGAATGTTTCGCGCCGAACCTCCTCGGCCCCCAACCTTACTTCCAGCCGTACCGATATAAAACATCGCATTGTTGGTAGCATTCTCAATCATACCCTTATTGTCTGATTTAAAAAACTTCCGCATTGTCTCTGGTGTAAGCTTAATCCCCTGGGCCGCAGTCAGTTTCTCCAAATAGCTCTCAATATAAAAACGAACTTTCTTAAACAAAAGCTCGGTCGAATCTTTTCGGTGGGAGATACAAATCGAAATGGAATAGGGACGAGTTAAAAAATCAACAGTAAATAAGGCCAGAATAAAAGAAGAAAATCCCTGCTGGCGGGCCTTAAGAATTATCTCTCGAACACCCTCCTGCTTCGGATAGTCAGGATTATCCCCAAGGAAAAGGTTCTCGTAATACTTCTGCTGAACCAAATTAAACTTGAACGGAACAGGTATCTGGTCCTCCCTATCAAGAATCATGAAGTTCTCTTCAATGAATTTTTTATAATCAATCTTCGTTACTTTCGCCATCTTCTACTACCTCCACTTCTTGAACGTACCCCTTAAGAACATCTTTCTGGGCAGTCAAGATATTAACCGAAACCCCTGCGTCTTTCTTTGTCATGAAGTCTTCATATCCACCCATCTTCATAAGCCTGTCCCACCACTCTGGACTCTTGGATTTCTCCATTTTCCTCCCCGCGGTCCTAATCATCTTGCCATAAGTATATCCTTCCTGTTCCAAAGCCACGCGGGCAAGACTTTTTGCTTTCTTAAGATATTCACTTCCAATTGCAGCAGCCACTGCTCGGCTTTTACAATTAAAAACCTGCATGGCAGCCTCAGTCGCATTGCCATCATTTTTAAGCCAAGCATTAATAAACAAATCAAGCTTCTCAACCTTCTTTATCTTTGACTGTTTTTCCTGATGAGCTAATCTTTTTTCTTTTATCTCCTTAAAAACAGCCCTTGGTGGTCGACCTTTGAATTTTGGTTCATTTGGGGCTTTAAGTGTTTTCTTGCTCATTTTAATGGAATCATGTTTGGGTTTTGTATTTGCGGCTTCCATTCTGAGACTATAAAACTTTTACCCCTCCTTTCAACAAATTGAGGACCTATCTTATCTGCTTTGTCTATAAGTGATTCTAGTAAATCATCATCATTTCCTAGGAGTTCCACCAGCTTGGTTTCTCCACAAGGGCATTCCCACAAAAGAGTTGTTACTCCAAACGTTATTCTTTCAAGAACCTCCGCGGGCACATCGCCGCCAACTGAAATATTTGACGGAGGGGCATATGTTTTTCCCACAATCTTCCACCCATGCTGATGCTTGGGTGGCTCAGGGAACCCCATCTTCTTCAACAAGTCTTCTCTTTTTTCCACTGATTTGGTTTTAGGTTTGGACACTTTTTTAGCCACCCCCCTTCTGCTATCAATCAGTTTCTTTATTTTTTTTTGTATCGTCATAGTTATTCCTTCTTAATATCTCTCTAACAGCATATCTAACAAATTCAGAACGATTATATTTAAACTCTACACAGTAATTATCAATTACTTCAAGAAGCTTGTCAGAAAGAGATACGATAACTTTAGCCATATATACACTTTATATCCAACCACCATACATTTGTCAAATCCACTTTTTTCCCTTGGATACATTTTTCTCAAAAACCCCGTGTTTCCGCCTAAGATGTTCAGCCATAGCTTTGTTCGCTCGTTCGGTAACTTGTTTGGGAGTAGTCTTGCTAGACATATTTATCACAATGGACCAGCCACACATTGTACAATGCGGCACAGCCTTTGCGCCTGAATCAAAATCAGTTTTTTCCATTATTCTTTTCCCCCATGTCCACATCAAGATAACCTTTTGTGTAAAGATAATCTAAGGTTGCTTCAATCATTATTTTTAAAAGCCTTTCTTTTTCAATTGTAACCTCGGCGTCCTTTGCCGCCCATTTAAATATTCTTTCAATTAGTTTTTCCTTTTTAATTTCTACCAAACTAATCACCTCCACCTATTTTAGTTTATTTATTAAATAAATACCTGCACCATAACCCATTATGTGCCAAGCTGTATAAATATCAAACTCTCCATCGTTTAGTAAAAGAACAGCACCTATAAAGGTTACTATTGCAGTTACATAAAAGAACCACTTTATTATTTTATCATTTTGACTCATGTTGCTCACCCCCAATACGCTCTTATATCATGTATTATTTTTGGCAACCAATAAAGCAAAGTAACAAACAACACCGAAGCAACAACTAAATATTTACCATTTTCCTTCTTTTTCATAGCTACGCACCCCCCTTCTGTTTTGGTGACTGACGTAATTGTCCGCCCGCCGTCTTTCCCCCAAAATCCTTTAAGTTATAAATCTTCGTTACTGGAAGCTTGCACACAGAGGTTCCATCAAACATACAGCTACGAACAGAATCCACACTAACAAGGGGCTTCGGCGCATACTCACAGTCAATATCATGTCGTCTACATCTCTCCATATCTTTTTGCCTTAAACGATGCCGCGCTCTCAAAGTCGTTACGCCGAGATGACTCGGTAAGTTTCTTTTTCACTTCTTTTTTTCTTATAATACAATCTTTTACATTGGCTCCAGGAAATACAAGGTGATGCCATTCAGGAGGTTTTGTAACTATTTTCCTTTTTACGTTTTCCTCCAAGTCAATACACACGGTAAACGTGCAATCACTACACACTTCTTTTTTGAACTCTTTCATTTTTCCAAACTTTCCAAAATTCGTAAATAAAAATTAGCCAAATTGGCGAAGTAACAATTAATACTATAAATGCACCTCCCCAGATTGCTTCCTCTATAGTTATACCATATCCTATTTTCATGCTAACTCCCTAAATTCATTTTGTCCACCTTACCTTCTAAGCTGAACCATTTGTCTATTTTGCTCCAACTGCTTTCGTTTTCATCATCACAGGGTTCGGCTTTGTAAATCATATTACCCTTTTTACAAACATCTACAGTAGCACTCATATCAGGTAATACCATCTCTACTCTTGAGCCTCGGTGTCTACAATTACTACAGTCTCTTATTTCTTTCATATCTTCTTAATAGTTTTATTAGTTTTCATATATTTTAATATCCAAGTAACAACCGAGTGCTTTAGCCATTTTATGTAATAACCTAAGACTTACCCACCTGCCCCATTGTTCTGCCCTTGCTATTCCGCTTTGAGTTGTTCCTATTTTCTCTGCTAACTCTTTTTGGGTAATACCCTTCATCTTGCGAATAACTCCCAATTCGTTTCCTATATGAGTAGGCTTGTAATATTCTTCCCTAAATTCGGGGTTCTCCATTAACTTCATCTTAAAGTCTGCTAAAGAACTATTCCTTGCTGTTGTATCTATTTTCATATCTTTGAAATTGTTTTAATTGCTTGGTCTAAAGTTCTGTTAGTTGCCCTGCAATCACACTCTCCTGCCGCTATGTGTCCATCACAAGCGTTGCAAATCGTTTCAGCTTTCAAGCCTTTTATTTTCATCTTCTTCAACTCCTCTATTATCTCTTTTTTTTGTCTTGCTAGTTCATCTGCAAACTTCTTCTCAAGCGTTTCTCTATTCGGGTGAAATATAAAGTCCTGCATAATATATTCAATGAACTTCTCTTTTGTATGTTTAGTCATATATCTTTAGTAATTCCTTTCAATCATTTAAAAGTTCTTCGCTTTAGCTTTATACTTTAAATATATTTCTTCTAATTCAAATGGTTTCCATTGTCCCCATTTCACTTTATTCGCTATCATCTTTTCTACTTCCTCTAATCCGTAGTCTTTAATCATGCGTATAGTGTATAGCTCTTTATTACCATCTAACCCCCAAGGTCTTTTAGCGTTACACTTCTTACATTGTGCGTGTACTTGTCTTTCATCGAAAAGAGACTCTTTAAACCTTCCGTCTTGGAAGTGTCCCGCATCAGTTTGTTTAATGTCAAAATATCTCCCGCAAGTATAACATTCCGTTCCTAAGTAATTTGTATCCCTTTTCCTTATAAAAATACTAAATTCATCCCAAGCCTTCTTCTTCCAATACTTAACTCCCTTGTATTTCTTCTTAGCTTTACTTACACTCATATCTTATTTGGTTCGTTATCTATTCCACTTATCTCATCTAGGCTTTTACGAACAGTCCTTATATACCACTCACCTTTCTTTAAGCCCAACCAGTATAAAAACCTATCCCACCTTGTTGGAAATAAACGCTTAGCTTTTGGGTTGGGATAAACACTCCACACCCTAGGTTCTTTCCAGTCTATTTTATTCTTTGTTCGGTTCATGTTCTATTCCGTGTTTACCTCTTGTTTTTCTTTGGTAGTTTCTTATCTTTAAATATCTATGACGGGCTTTTAATACTTGTGTATTACAGTAGATAGTATTATCAAACATACAACCAGGTATTGCGTCTTTGTCTATGTGTGGTTTGGGTGCTATCTCACACTCTACATTCCATTTAAAACAGTGTTCTTTAGTCATCTTTGCTTTTAATCTTTTTAATCACTCTTTGTCTTAATTTTCCAACATCTCTGTCATCTAGCGGATATACATTAGTAGTTTTATCCACCCTACCCAATACCCACTCTGCACCAACCAAGGCTCCTCTTATTATTTTTTCTTTTTTAAAGCAATGTTCTTTAGTCATATTATTCGTCTTACAAGAACGGTTGTACGACTAATAACCCATATTCTTGTATCCCTCTAATATTTCTATTGCTATATCCAATCCTTCAACTACCTTTAAGTCATCTCTGGTTGGTTCTTTGCCAATTTTAATATAAACTCCCTTTGCCTCATATAGAGCTTCTATTGCTTGTTGTAATTTATCTTGTTTCTTATCCATCTAACCCCTCCATTTTAATTTGTATATCCTTTGCTGTTATGTTAAATTCTTTGGTCTTGAGACGTAAACCCGATTAAGGCATTCATGGCCTCAAGAATAAAAGATTCAACCCCGTTATTAAATTATTACATAATCCGTCCCAGAGATATCTCCTTCACTCAATATCCACTGATAAAGCTGTCCGTCCTCCTTATGAAGTTTAAGTATCGTGCCATCCATAACTCCATAAATTTCCTTGTTGCCCCACTCCAGCTTATGTAATTTTTTCCCAAGAAGCAACAATTCAAGCGCATCCTTAAAACTTACCTGCTTTTCCTCGCCGCCTTCCACCTTAATGGGGGTCGGACTAAGTGTCTTCGGTTCATCTGCCATACTGCTCACCACCTTTCAAAAATTCATATTCTTCTAACATATCTAACGCACATCTCGTTAAACCTTCAACATCGGAACAGTCATAAAATGACGCCGTCGCTCTATAAGACGTTTCCAACCTCTTCCTCCATTTTTTCCTCATCATTGCTTTATAATCCTTGGTCACCGTACAACTAGGATGCCTTTGTCCGTGATGTAAGCTGTGTTTGGTACAATATTTGCTCATTTTTCTTTCAAAGTTTCTTGATTTTTACCAATTATAAGAATTTCCTTTCCTGACAAACCAATATACTTAATCGCCATGCCGAGCAATATATATTCATCCATTTGATAATCAGCCGCAAAGGCGTCTTGATGTAAAACAACAACATCGGCTTTTTCTTTCACCATTTTTGACAACTCGGGTAAATATACCCCAATCATTTCTTTCAATACTTCTACTTTTTTCACTTCACTATCCCTTTCGTATAAACCACCCAAGGCCCCCATCCACTATCCGTAAATAATCGATAAGCGCATCTTGCGTTCCCCTCAAGTGTAGAAATAAGACTTAAATCACATTCTTCCTTATAGCTGGGAGAATCAGGCGACCAGTGCACCCAATTTATCTGAAAAAGTCCCACATCATCAGAAGACCTATTAAAGGCTCCTCGCCTTAATCCGCTTTCGGCCCTAGCAATGGCAATAGCAAACCTATAGTCCTCCAATCCGAACACTTCATAAATCGCCTTTTCTTCATCACTCTTCAAATCCTCGGGCGCTGGTATCTCTTCTAAAATCCTAGCCAGCTCTTCGGTCGGATATTCACGTTCCTTCGCCTCCACTGGCCAGGCCAGCTCCACGGTCAGGGTCTTGTTAAATTGCAGGTAGTGGTGGTCGAACCAAGCGTTCAGCGTTTTTGTGAGGTAGAAGACGGCCAGGGTTAAAACAATAACAATTGCTAGGCCGAGGAGAACAATTTTTTTCCAACGCTTAAGTTTTTTCATTTTACCTCCTGCATAGGGGTGGGGTGCGGAGACAAACCCGCGGGGGCCACCTCAATATTTTGTTCGGATATTCGGGCATTTTGAAGGAAAGCTATAACAGTAAGACCAAGAAAAAGAAGAAGCAAACTTATAGCTAATACTATTTTTCTCATCCATTCAATTATATACAATAATTGCACAAAGTCAATACCTAGTTTATATATACTATACCTACTTCTTAGGACGGGCACCCCTTTCTCCCACATACCAAAGTATAAAATCAATAACATCAAATAGATTATGTAGGTCATAATCTTTCTTAAACTCCTTTAGGCTTCTCCTTAGGGTGTTTCTGTGCACTTCAAAATACTCAGCGAGCTGGCCTATACCTATATAGGGGCGGCGCGGGTTGTAAGGTGTTCGGGGCGTTTGGGGCATGTTAGAGGGCCTCCTTTACTGCTTCCCAAAGGGCATCACAAAGTTCACCATGTTCTTTATCTTCGTATTCCCAATCGGATACTATTGTTGTGATAATAAAGTCATTCTCATCCAAAAACTCTATCATTTGTCCTATGTACGGACAGCACAGGTCTGGAGACACCCTGTAAACATCCATCATGGTCGTATCTTCTCCCAGTGTTAGGCCGCCCTTCTTCTCGAACCATTTTAGCCACTTCTCCAGCCTCCTCGTGTCCAAGTCGTTTAGTTGCTCTACTGTTATATGTTGTTTCATATTCTTATAAGACCCTAGCTCCCAGGCTCCCATCCATTCAATTATATACAATAATTGCACAAATTGTCAAGTTTTTTGGTAGAAATTTTGGGAATCCGAGGCCCACACCGTGCTAGGGTACTACATAATATCATACCCTATACCCGTTTCCTGTAGGGGGGTGGCGCCCTTTTCCTCGAGCACGATGTT